AAAAGATCGCTGAACGCATTGACGCAAATCTTCTCAACGTCCCGATACAACAGCTCGCGGATCTTCCGAAGGTAATGTTTGAGAAGAAGATAACAAACCTTGCAAAGAAGACCCAAGGCAAGCTAATTATTAAAGAGTATCCTACTGCTTCTGCACATGTCGGACATTTTAAATCTCTTATTAGTGATCTTGCTCTTAAGCGGTCTATTAAACCCGATATTATCTTTGTGGATTACCTTAATATTTGTGCGTCCGAAAGATATAAGAGCAGCGTTGTCAACTCGTACACCTATGTTAAATCTATCGCAGAAGAACTTAGGGGTTTTGCTTGTCAGTGTGGAGTTCCTATCGTCTCTGCTACACAGACCACTCGTTCAGGTTATGGTAGCACTGACGTTGATCTTACTGATACTAGTGAATCCTTTGGTCTTCCTGCTACTGCTGATCTTATGTTTGCCCTTATTAGCACGGAGGAACTTGAGGGCATGAATCAGATTATGGTCAAGCAACTCAAGAACAGGTACAATGATCCGACAATGAACAAAAGGTTTTGTGTAGGTATTGACAGAGCGAAGATGAGGTTGTATGATGTGGAGGAATCTGCTCAGGAAGATCTTCAAGACTCTGGGCAGGAAAGCGAGAAAGTCGATCTCGTAAAACGATTTACAGCAAAGAAAACATTCCAAGATCTAAAGTATGATTGATCCAATTAAGTATGCAGAATTTGTCAATGCGGTCACGTCAAAACAAAGCAAAGAGCATGAAGCATTCGTTTATCGTATTCAAGAACTTGAAGGTCAAGGATTTCCTTCCGAGCGACTGCTTACTGCTTCTGTAGGCATGTGCGCCGAAGCAGGTGAGTTCACTGAGGTGGTAAAGAAGATTGTCTTCCAAGGCAAACCTGTCAATGAAGATAATCTGTTTCACCTGAAGCGTGAACTGGGTGACATCATGTGGTATGTCATGCAAGCATGTATGGGACTTGGCACTGACCTCAATGAAATTATTGAGATGAATGTTGAGAAACTTGCATCACGTTATCCTGATGGTGCATTTGATGTTCACTTTTCCGAAAACCGTAAAGAAGGAGATGTATGACTAAAAAACAACATGTGACTAAATCTGGCGACACCTTTGAATGGGAAGAAACAGATGAGGTTCGTGAAGCAATTAAAAAACTTCATGCAACCAATCGTCTTCATGACGACATTCGTAGACTTGAATCCGAAGCAAATGATTATGGAGTTGGAAAATGAAACTACTCACACTTGAAGACTATCAAAAGGCAGGAGAAACATTTTGGCCAAAGTATTGGTATGTTGCCAAAGAACTTGGTGAAGATGTAAAACCTGAGCAAGTGTTGAAAGTCATGGAAGCAGTAGGTGGTCTCGCACTGAAACTTGCATTGGAAAAGAAAGAGAAAGAAGGACCGTTTGGTTTTAACAAACAATCTGGAGAATCTAATGAGTGAAGAATCTTTGATCTATCCTGGTAAGATGCTAGGAGAACTTGCTATTGCACTTGAGAAACTAGGTTGGGATTACGGCGACGATGTTGCTGTAGAAATTGCTGGTTCATCTGTTTATATGATTGATGGTGCAGGTACAAAGTGGGCACCAAAGAAAGGAACAGTAAAATACAATAAAGATGCATTCATTGTAATTAAAAACAAATCTCGAAACCCTACTATCCCTTCAGTAAATGACGACCCCGAACGACTCGCACATCATTCCAAGGTGGAAGCAAGCAAGCAACAAAGCGATAGCGGAGAACCTGCTAACGAGCATAGCGGAGCTGGTTGATGGACGATGGTATCGAACAGAAACCCTCGACTCCAGAGGAAACAGAACCCGACGATACATCATTGAATCCGACATTACCGAAGAATCCGATAGTGCCGAGTCTGATGTTTCTGGGAGTGATAGCAGCGACACTTAGTGTGATCGTTGCTGGTTACTTTAAGGGTAATATGCACATTGAAACTGTGTGGCACAACTTGCATAACTTCAACTAAATAATCAAAAAGGACAATGGCAAACAAAGGACTTCAGTTTGAACATGCTGTCATGTATGCTGCTACTTCTAGGATTAAAGAACCTAGAACTAGAGAGCAGGAGAAGTTCTTTGTTGAAGCTGCTAAGAAATGGGACGATATTCCCAAAGATATTCAGGATACAGCAACAAAACTCGTAGTCGGTATGGCACCTAGACTAGAGATTGATCAACAAAAGTATTACGGATCCTTTAAAAAAATGTCTGGGGGTGGAACAGAACCCAAAACAGATATTATGTTTACGAATGGTACTAAAAAATATAAGTGCTCTATGAAATGGGGAGATAGTTTTCAGTTGACGAGTTCTGGTATTGATACTTCAGTTGCAACTCTTACTAAAGTTTTGAGAAAAGTTGCACAAAACATGGGTAAAAATAATATGTCTACGAATGAGTTGGGAACTCTACAACTCATTATCGAACAGATTGCTAATAAGTTTGAGAATAGAACTGGAACTGTAACTCAAGCAGAAGCAGATCGAATGATGTCAGATATTAATAAAGCGGGTGGTCTTAATGAACAACTACAACAAATTTTAGGTTCTAGAAAAACTCCTTCGGGTGCTGCTGCATATGATGCATTTAAATTTGAACTTACAAAAGAATGTATGACAGGAGAACTTACATTTGCTGGTGATAGAGATAAAGCAGCAGATCACTTACTAACTGAACATGGATTGAAACCCATAAATGAAGCAGCAATTCGTGAAGTGATGAAGAAAGCAGGTGTTCGTTTTTCTAAGAAGGGACGAGGGAAAGACAAAGTTACTGGTGTCCGTCGAAACGAAATTACCATTAGGTACGAAGTTTAAACTGGCACACCACATTATGGATTCGACTTTGACATGCTATAATAACGGTATAGAGACAGAGGAATTCTTGCCTAACACTCACCTGGATCATCTGGAAGATCTAATCTTCACAGGTCGTGGTCAGTTGCTCAATGCTCTTCGTGAGATCTATTCTGGTGTTCGTCTCTCTGTAAAGTGGGACGGTGCTCCTGCTATTGTTTTCGGTACTGATCCTCGTAATGGCAAATTTTTCGTGGGAACAAAGTCAGTCTTCAACAAAGTCAAAGTCAAAATCTGCTACGACCAGGAAGACATCGACAAATATTATAAGGGGGCTGTTGCGGACATCCTTCGTCTATGTCTGCGCCATCTGCCTCGCCTCACTAGTATTATCCAAGCTGATTGGATCGGGGTCGGTGGGGGCAGTGCTTACTGCCCTAATACTGTGGAGTATCGCTTTTCCTCTAAAACTCGTCGTGATATTATCCTTGCTCCACATACTTACTATGACGAAATTTCTCCGAATGCTGTGGGGCGGGGTGGCGTTAGTCTTCCTTCTGCATTTGGCACTAAGTTCTTAGGACACGAAGAAGCACATGCCGTACTTCGTAAGAAGGTAGGATTCAACTGGATTAAATTTATGTATCGTCTTGCCCGTTGTAAGGTGCCTAGCGAGAAGGCACGTCCTCATATTCTTAAACATATCAACAAATTTATTCGTATTGGTAGTCTGCCTTCTATCGATGTAATCTACTCTACGTTGGATGATAAATACAAGTGTGAGATTAATGTTACAACTTTACAGGTGTGGCACCAAATCTTCCAACTGAAACAGCGTCTACTCGATGCTATTGTCGTTAATGGAACAGTTGATTGCTACATCGATGGACAACCCTCTCAGCATGAAGGGTTTGTAACTGTTTCTGATAACCCAGTGAAACTAGTAGACCGACTGACTTTTAGTAAAGCAAACTTCAACCTTAATAAGAATTGGAAGAATGAAAAAGTTTAGTGCTTTTCTAAACGAAGCCGAGAAATCATTCGCAGCAAAATCTGCAGAAAAATTAAACCTTAAACATATTGGTTACGGACGTTATGCCGACGCTTCAGGCAACGTAACTCATATGAGCAAGGATGGAAAGCTTGTAAAATTAGAACCAGGATCAGACACAGGAGTACGTCAGCAGAATGGAGGAGAAGAAACTGCAGATGGCTCGGGTAAGGTCGATCAAGGTGCAATATCTATTACATTTGGAAGATTTAATCCACCTACTGTTGGGCATGAACGTCTCATAGCAAAAGTAGCAAAAGAGGCAAAATCCAATGGAGGAGAGTATAGAATATACCCCTCAAGGTCGCAGGATCCTAAGAAGAATCCACTCGACCCAGGCACTAAAATCAAATTCATGCGCTTGGCGTATCCTGATCATGCCAATGCGATTGTCGATAGCGACAATATGCGTACTATTTTTGATGTTCTTTCCGCCCTCGATTCTGACGGGTATAGTTCAGTTAATATTGTGGTGGGAGGCGACAGGGTATCTGAGTTCAATTCGCTCGCAACAAAATACAACGGCAAGTTATATACATTTGACGAAATCAAAGTAACATCTGCAGGTGGTCGTGACCCTGACGCTGAGGGTGTAGAGGGTATGTCTGCATCTAAGATGCGTAAGGCAGCAGTCGAAGGAGACTTTGATACATTTGATGACGGTCTTACCAAAGATTTGTCTAAGAAAGATCGAGAAGCATTATACTTGACACTTCGTCAATCTATGCAAGTAGAAGAATCTTATGATGATTTTGCTGAAGCATCTTATGCTGTTCATGAGATTGCTCCTAAGTTAGATCCTCAAGGTCTTCGCGAAGCATACTTTGATGGTGACATGTTTCAGGTAGGATGTTTTCTTGAAAATCTTAACACAGGGATCATTGGTAAAGTCGTTAGTCGTGGTAGCAATTATGTCATCTATATTGATGAGCATGATAATGTATTTCGTTCCTGGTTGAAAGATCTGGTAGAGCGCAACGATATCAAGTATTTTAATTTCACTCCTGCTGGTGAAATGGGTACAGATAAACTAGCAAATTATATGAGAAAATTAACTCCAGGTGAGTTCCTTAGGAAGATAAATAAAAAGGACAAGGTTACTAAGTAAGATGAACTTAAACGAATTACCTGATATGTCTGATGCACTGAAGAAGGTGCAGCAGTTCGATGAAAAGAAAAAATTAGATCCCGTTGGCAAGGAAGATTCCGATGTCAACAATGATGGGAAGGTAGACAGTAGTGATTCTTATCTTAAGAACCGAAGAAAGACTGTAAAGGCGGCAATTGCTAAGGAAGCAGTTGAGACTCTCAATGAGCTTGGTGGGATGCCTTACAGCAATGTGAGAAAGATGATGGGCGGCGTTAGCAAAACCATGTTGGGTGTTAACAAGGGTGGCGGTAACCCCCTTGGACTTACTGGCCCAGCGACTAGTGCTGGTGGTGGTAAAACATTTACTACCAGTAACCAGCTCTTGCAGAGAGCACCTGCCCGATATACTATGGGAACTGCTGGCCAGGGCGGACAATCTTTTAATCCTAAGAAGTTATCCAAAGGTGGCAAGGTAAAAACCCGTAAGGAAGCATGGGATTATCTCGACAATAATGTTGATGAACTTCTGGAATGGTTTGACGCTGAAGGTGTAGATGTTGAGGCACTGACCGAAGAGCAACTGCAGGAACTCCTCGGCGGTATCGCTGGTGGACTCATGAACATGGGTAAGAAAGGCGGATTCCTGAAGGGTGCTACCACTGGTATTGGTGGTCTTGCTGGCAAGGCAATGGGTAACAGTCTGTTGGGATTCTCCAAGGGCGGTAAAGTCAAGAAAAAAATGAAGAAGGAAGCATTTGCATTTTCCGAAGAGGAAGAAGCATTGCTTGAAGAGCACGGTACTGAAATCGATGAACTTACTGAAGAGCAACTGGTTGACTTCTTTGTAGAAGCAATCGAAGATCTTGCTGTTGATGAAGAGGATCTGCTTGAGATCTGTGAAGCACTTGAAGAAGTAGAACTTCTGGATGAAGCAAGTGACAAGTATTATGATTCTGCAGTCAAGTCATCCAAGGATGCTGCTAAGAAGTTGAAAGGATCGCGCATGGAGCGTATGAAGGGTGCTGCTAAGAAAGCAGCGGGTGCAGTCAAGGCAGGCGTCAAGAGTGCTGCTAAGAAGGCAATCGGTGCAGGCGCTCGTGCCGCTGGTCATGCTAAGGGTGAATTTGAAGCGGCTCGTATCAAGTCGAAGCGTGCTTCAATGGAGAGAACTCCTGCTAAGAAGAAGGAGAAGAAATCTGATGACGATGGTACTGGTGGTAAGTTAGACGCACTGCTGAAGGATACCAGAGGCACCTCCAGTAGCAGTTCTTCCTCTGGTGGTGGCGGGGAAAGAGACGCAGGTTCTGAAGCAAGAGAGCGTCTCAAGTCTAAGAAGAAGGGTCCTGGTCTCCTGAGCAGGATCGGTAGTGCAGTTAAGAAGGGTCTGAAGAAAGCGGTTGGTAAGACTGCTCGTGCCGTATCTAGCGGTAGCGATAAACTTGCTAAGCGTATGAATGAGGACTACGATAAGATTGCACATCTGCATGAGTCTGGTTTATTCTCTATCGAAGAGATCGAGAATGTTATCGAAGAGGGTTACAAGCCCATCGATAAAAAGAAAGAAAACAAGATGTATCGCAGAGCAGGTAACCTGAGTCGTGAAGCACTTAGTAAAGGAATGAGTACTAAGGAAGGTTCTAAGGCACAGGACAAGTCTGGTAAGATTGTAAGCGCAATTACTCGTCAAAAAGAGAAAGAGCGTTTCGATAAAATGGTAGACCACGACGCGAGGAAATGATGTTATCGTTTAACGAACTACAAGAAAAAAAATCCAGGATCAAGATCAATCCTAAAAAAGAGGATGTCATGGAAGGTTCTTGCGGATCCTACTCTAAGGGTGGTGAAGTAAAGAAGAACCATGGTGAGGATTGTGATTGTCAGAAATGCGAAAAGAAACGTCGCAAAGAAGATCTTGGTGATGAAAAAACAGTATCTACGGAGGAATTAGCTTATGACAGTCAGGAAGAAGTTTCAGAAGAAGGCAATCAAGAAATCGCAGAAACTGAAATTAAAAACCTCCTGACATTCGACGAACTTCAGTACGCGAAGACGTTGAACGAAGAACAACTTCAAGAGTTCCTCAAAGGACTCTTTGGTGGTGGTGCTAAACCTACTTCCAGCAGCAGTGGTCAAATGCCTAACCATAGTGGTCTTGCTTCTAGACTTGGGCAACGTCGTCAGATGTTGAATAAGGCAATGGGCAAAACAGACACTAAAGTTCTTGGTTTCTCCAAGGGCGGTAAGGTCAAGAAAGAAGAAGTTGAGCAAGTTAATGAGATGGGTGGCATCATGAAGGCGATGAAGGCAGCAGGTGGAGGAATGCCATCGGCTCGCATGGGTCAGTCTGGAAATCCTATGAGTGGCAGTAGTGGTATTTCTAGATCTGGTTCCGCTGGTGGAATGTCTGGTGCTCCGAATGCATCTATGGCTGCATTAAAATTATCGAAAGGTGGTAAGGTAAAGAAAAAATCTTACAAGGAATCGTTAGAAATCTTTGAAAAAAAGAAGGAACTATCGATCGACGATCAGATGAAAATCTCTAGGGAGTACAATAGAAAGTCTCCTGAAGAGAAGAAGGCAGCAAACAAGAAAGCAGTTGCTGGTATTCCTAAGGGTAAACCCAAGAAAGATACCAGAACAGATGCTCAGAAGATGACTGATGCAACAGGTCCAAGACCTGGTTCTCGTTACAGGGGAGACTGATCTTCGCCTATATAGGATAGACCCCTTTATAGGCAAAAATCATGTTGGCATTTTTACTCCCCCTTGCTAAGAAAGTTGTAGCAGATGCAGTCTCTAAAATTCCTGATGATGCAGAACTCGGTGAAAAACTGATCGATATCTGCATCTTGGTTCTGGAGAAAGCAGTCAAACTCACGAAGACA